CCCCGCATACCCCATACCCCCTAATACGCACAAATAACCCCACATTTTTCCAAATCTCCCCCGCGAATTACACAGGACAGTCTCCTCAAAACATGTGGCAACCCTGGCAAGTACCCCCACCCCCTTGCGAATTACACACCCCGGGTAATCCGAAAATATATAAAAACACCCCCCGGGTAGGATTCCTAACCTCCCCTTGCACAAAGATATATTTATGTGTTACATTTGCGCAAACTGCCGAAGGAGCCTTCGCTGACATGGACCAGATAATGCCGAATATCGAAGAGAATATTCCTCTGCCACAGAACGCCAAAGAGGCGTTTCCTGATCTCACGCCTGCTGAAGAATTGCAGATGCGCGCCAATGTCATCAAGTTAATGTCAGACTTGACTGGCCAAGAACTCTCCCCAACCAAAGAAAACGCCGCGCAAGCTACAGAACTAGCTCGTAAGATGGCATCTGACCCCACCCATAGACCAGAATTTGCTAACTACCCCAACGAAACATTAGCCTTCCTTGCAGGAATGGTTGCACAGATGAACGTCTCTATCGTAGATGAGCTGTCTGATCTAAAAATGTACGTGGTAAATAAGCTTGTTGCCGAAGTAGAGAACGCAAGAGACCCCAAAGTAAGGGTTGCCGCACTATCTAAGCTAGGTGAAGTAGATGGTGTAGACGCATTTAAGAAACGTTCAGAAGTTACGCATAAGATTTTGTCTGCCGAAGAGGTAGAAAAAGAACTATTAGAAACCTTACAAAGCCTAGAAGGTAAGGTTATTGACGTAGAAGCCCGCGAAGTAGTAAAGAACGATGCAAAAACTGACGCCTGAAGCAATTTTTAAGTTGCGACAAGCCTTGCCAGCTATGCCTGACAAGCAGAAAAGACGCACGCTTGATCTTTTAAAACAGTACGACGCCCAGATGACACAGACTTTGGGTAAGGAGAGCTTTCTTGATTTCATCCAACACGTCTACCCAGGATATAAAGTGGGACCCCACCACCTTAAACTTATTCAAATCTTCGAAGATATTGCTGCGGGCAAGAAAAAACGTGTTATTGTTAATATTGCTCCACGACATGGTAAGTCTGAGCTCATATCCTATCTCGCACCAGCGTGGTTTCTCGGTAAGTTCCCTCAGAAAAAAATTATTATGGGATCTCACACGGCGGATCTGGCTGTTAACTTTGGCCGTCGTGTGCGTAACCTCGTTGGATCGGACGCTTATAAAGGCATATTTCCGCAAGTAGAACTACAATCGGACTCTAAATCAGCTTCAAGATGGGGAACAAATTTCAATGGCGAATACTTTGCTATTGGTGTGGGCGGTGCTTTGGCTGGTCGCGGCGCTGACCTTTTCATTATTGATGATCCTCACTCCGAACAAGAAGCTAAGACCGGTAGACCTGACGTTTTTCTTCCTGCTTGGGAGTGGTTTCAGTCTGGTCCTCTTCAGCGTCTTATGCCTGGGGGAGCGATAATTATTGTGATGACTCGTTGGTCTAAATTGGACCTGACGGGCATGATTGTTCAGCAAACTGAACGAAATGAAGATGTAGATCCGTGGGAAGTGGTCGAATTCCCTGCAATTAAGGATGATGGCACGGCTTTATGGCCAGAATTCTGGGATGTTGAAGAGTTGTTGTCTAAAAAAGCTGCTCTGGATATCCGGTACTGGAATGCTCAGTACATGCAGCAGCCAACTTCAGAGGAAGGCGCTCTAATTAAGCGCGAATGGTGGAAAATTTGGGAAAAAGATGACCCTCCCGAATGCGAGTTCACTATTATGTCGCTCGATGCCGCTCAGGAAACAAATAACAGGGCTGACTATAACGCGTTGACAACGTGGGGCGTGTTTTTTAACGAAGAAAAGCAGAATTTTTGTATTATTTTGCTAAATGCGATCAAGAAACGCATGGAGTATCCAGACCTTAAGAAAATGGTGCTGGAAGAGTACAAGGAGTGGATGCCTGACGCGTTCCTTGTAGAGAAAAAGTCTAACGGATCAGCACTATATCAAGAGTTTAACCGGATGGGCATACCATGCGGAGAGGGATTTACACCGGGCAAAGGCCAAGACAAGATAGCCCGTGTTAATGCAGTATCGGATCTGTTCGCGTCTGGCATTGTGTATGCACCAGACAGGCGTTGGGCTAAAGAAGTAATAGAAGAGTGCAACGACTTCCCTGCGGGCACTAACGATGACTTAGTGGACTCAACAACACTTGCCCTGTTAAGATTCCGACAGGGTGGGTTTCTACGACTTCCGACAGATGAGCCGGAAGATAATTTTTTACGTCAGTACCGCAAGAAAGCGGCGTACTATTAAGGACACATTATGGCGACGAACATGGATAAAGCTTTGTATCAAGCACCTCAAGGTATTGATCAGTTGGGGACAGATGCAGAGCCTATTGAGATTGAGATTGAAGACCCAGAAGCTGTACGCATTGGCATGGGAGACACTGAGATTGATATTGAAAAAACAGATGATGACGATGAGTTCAGTAAGAACTTAGCCGAAGAGATAGATGAAGATATCCTTGCCTCACTTGCTAGTGAGTTGATCGCAGAATTTGAGTCTGACGTTTCTGCCCGCAAAGATTGGATACAGACATACGTTGATGGTCTTGAGTTGCTTGGCTTGAAGATGGAGGATAGGACTGAGCCTTGGCCTGGCGCTTGTGGCGTGTTTCACCCACTCTTAACTGAAGCTGTTGTGAAGTTCCAAGCTGAGACAATGATGGAAACGTTCCCTGCAGCGGGCCCCGTCAAGACTAAAATCATTGGCAAAGAAACAACTGAGAAAAAAGACGCAGCTGAGCGGGTTCAAGATGATATGAACTATCAGTTGACTGACGTGATGAAAGAGTACCGCCCTGAACACGAGCGCATGCTCTGGGGCTTGGGCCTTGCTGGTAACGCGTTTAAGAAAGTGTATTTTGACCCTGCTCTTGACCGTCAGGTGTCTATCTATGCGCCGGCAGAAGACGTGGTTGTGCCGTATGGTGCGTCTAGCCTTGCAGACGCGGAACGTATTACACATGTGATGCGCAAGAATAAGAATGATCTTAAGCGACTGCAGCATGAGGGTTTCTACCGAGATATTGACTTGGGTGAGCCTACCCAGACGATGGACGAAGTAGAGAAACGCATCGCAGAAAAGATGGGATTTCGCGCTACGCAGGATGACCGATTCAAACTACTGGAGATGCAGGTTGATTTAAACCTCAAAGGCTATGAGCACAAAGTTGATGGCGAAGAGACGGGCATTGCGCTACCGTATATTGTTACGATTGAGAAAGGCACTACGAATGTCCTTGCGATCAGGCGCAACTGGGAGCCAGATGATGACCTCTGCCAAAAGCGTACACACTTCGTACACTACGGTTACATTCCCGGGTTCGGTTTTTATAATTTTGGCCTTGTCCACCTTATTGGTGCTTTTGCTAAATCTGGTACTTCTATTCTGCGTCAGCTTGTTGATGCTGGAACTTTGGCAAACTTACCCGGTGGTTTTAAAACTCGAGGACTCCGCTCCAAAGGTGACGATACCCCAATCTCCCCAGGCGAGTGGCGCGACATGGACGTGCCCAGCGGCAACATGCGTGACAACATTATGCCCTTGCCTTACAAGGAGCCTTCACAAGTCTTAGCGGCGTTACTCAACCAGATTATTGATGAAGGTCGCAAGTTTGCTGGCGCTGTTGAGCTGCAGACTTCGGACATGTCTGCACAGGCTCCCGTGGGCACGACACTGGCTATTCTTGAGAGACAACTTAAGACTATGTCGGCTGTTCAGTCTCGCATCCACTACTCGATGAAGCAAGAGTTTAAACTCTTAAAAAATATCATCCGTGATTACACTCCTGAGGAGTACAGCTACGAGCCAGAAGAGGGTGATCGCAAGGCTAAGCAGTCTGACTATGACATGGTCGACGTTATTCCAGTAAGCGATCCCAACGCTGCGACGATGGCGCAGAAAGTTGTTCAGTATCAGGCAGCCCTTCAGTTGGCTCAGACAGCTCCGCAGTTGTATGACTTACCACTCTTGCATCGTCAGATGTTAGAAGTACTGGGCATCAAGAACTACCAGAAACTTGTGCCAATCGAGGACGATATGAAGCCTCGTGATCCTATTACAGAAAACCAGAACTTGTTGATGAACAAGCCTGTTAAAGCGTTCTTGTACCAAGATCACAAAGCACACATTGCGGTCCACATGGCTATGGCGCAAGATCCTCATATCCAAGGTTTGATTGGTCAGAATCCTCAATTGGCGCAGCAGATTATGTCGGCAGGTTCAGCGCACATTGCTGAGCATTTAGGCATGGAGATGCGCAAACAGATTGAGCAGGCGATGGGCCAAACACTGCCTCCATACAAAGATGATGCGGATGAAGTTGAGATGTCTCCAGAGATGGAGGTTCAAGTGTCTCAGATGGCGGCTCAAGCAGCACAA